AATGAGGTAAACGGTTATCCAGTTCTTTCTACTTCTGCTGTAGCTGGTAAGGGCGTAATCTTCGGTAATTTCGCTGATTTGGTTATCGGTCAATGGGGTGGAATTGACTTAACTGTTGACCCATTTACACAGGCTGCTAATGGTAAGGTAAGACTTGTAATCAATGCTTACTTTGATGCTAAGCCTAGAAGAAAAGAAGCATTTGTTAAGAGGGTTCTTAAAGCCTAATTATAGTCTATTTAATAAGTAGTAAGCTATGTATATAACTTTAGAACAAGCAAAGAAACACCTGCTAGTAGATGAGGATTTTAGGGCAGATGATATGTACATTCTGGACTTAATAGCTGTAGCAGAGGATTCGGTATCTAAACATTTAGACATAGCTTTAGATGAATTAGAAGTAGGTGGTACTTTACCACCTGCTATAATTCACGCTATGTTACTAATGATAGGTAATCTTTATGCAAATAGAGAACCTGTTAGTTATGGTACAGTAGTTAAGATTCCCTATAGTTATGAATATCTGATAGGACTTTACCGTAAATACACAATTAAATGAGAGCAGGAACATTACATTATCCTATTACCATACAAGAACCTGTAGCTATTAAAGATGGCTATGGTGCTAACTCTATTGATTGGAGAGATGTTATTAGCACTAGGTCTAATGTTACTTATAACAGTGGTAATAGACAGAATCAGAATAATGAAATAGTTCATTCTTATACTGTAACCTTTACTATTAGATATTATCATAAGGTAAATGAGAATATGAGAATCCTTTGGAATGGAAGGAAGTACAGGATTCTTAGCATAAATCCAGAATTATATAAGCAATCAACCACTATAGTAACTGAATTGATAAATGAATAACATAGAAGTAGATGCCAGACAGGTAGTTTCTATGTTTGCGGATTTGACTAGTAGGCAGCAAAGGCAGGTTTATAGAAGTGCTTTGAGAAAGGGTGCTGGTATTCTGGCAACAGAAACTAAAAGACAACTAAGACAGGCTTTAGGTAGGGCAGCTTCCAGTAGAAACTGGTGGAATGGTAGAACTTTAGCAGCAGGGGTTAAATCTAATGCTGACCGAAACGGAGAAGAAGCTAAAGTACATATTATGGGGGACTTTAGATTGAAGTTCTTTGAACTTGGTACTAGAGTTAGAAGAACCACTGGTAATAATACTGCATCTGTTAGAGGTCGGAATCCAATAAGAAGGCAGAGAGTATCAGCCAATAGAGGTAGTATAACTGCTGTACATTTCTTTAGAACAGCTAAAGCCAATAAGGAAAGGGAAATCTTTAATAGTATGGATAACCTTATTAGCCAGTCAATTCAGAGAATAGCAAATAGAAACAGACGATGAGTTTACAAGTAGGCAAAGCAATATATAACCTGCTTAGTAATGATGCTAATGTTACTGGCAGGGTACATAATAAAATATATCCCTTAATTGCTGATACTGGTACTACATTTCCCTTTATTGTTTATAGAAGAACTGGTATAGAACCATCTGATAGTAAAGATAGGTTTATCTATAAGGAAGATACTTATGTAGAAGTAGTTATAGCTTCTGATAAGTACAATGAAAGTATAGAAATTGCTGACTTAGTAAAGGATGCTTTACAAGGTAAAAGGGGAATCTATTCTGGTATTAACATACAGGATATTAGAATGACTAATGCAGATGAAGATTACATAGAAGATACGTTCATTCAAAACCTTACATTCAACATAAAGACAAATGGCAGGACAAGTAATTAACGGTGGTGACTTAATGCTATTTATTGACGATAAGTCTATAGCATTTGCCACTAGCCACAAACTAAGTATAAATGTAGAAACAGTAGAAACCACTTCTAAGGATAGCGGTGGTAAATGGGTAGCTAAGGCTGCTAGAAAGATTAGCTGGAACTGTAGTACCGAGAACCTTTATTCTAATGATGGTGAAGGTATGACTTTTGAACAGTTATTCGATAAGCTGACAGCCAGAACACCTATTAAGGCTGTATTCTGTTTAGAGAAAGACTACGCAACAAAGAAAGATGAAGTTCCTTCTGGTGGATGGTTGCCAGCCACTACTGGAACATATTCGGGTAATGTTATTATTACAGCACTTGAAGCTAATGCACCTAATGGAGATAATGCAACATTTACAGCTTCATTTGAAGGTGTTGGAGCACTTACAAAGACAGCATAATTATAAGCCTTTATATCTCTAGGTTATGGAGGTGTAAAGGCTTTATTATTTAATACTTATTGATATGACTATTAAAGGACAAGACTACAAACTGAAATATACTCTTAGAGCCTTATTTATCTATGAACAGATTACAGGTAAGGCATTTGAGTTAAAGACTATCACAGATGAATATCTATTCTTCTACTGTGTCTTAATGGCTAATAATCCAGACAGTTCACTAACCTTTGAGGAACTGATAGAAGCCATAGATGAAGATATGGGTATTATGGTAGAGTTCCAGAACTTCTTAAAGAAGGAACTGGAGAAGCAGCAGCTATTCATTACTAATAATACGGATGCTAAAAAAAAGTCCTAACCACTAAGGAGATATATTCAGCCTTAGTAATAGAAGGTGGACTAGACCCAGAATATGTACTAGATAAGATGCAGATGTATGAGTTAGAACCATTGATTAGCAATCTACATAGGAAGGACAGAAATAGCTGGGAACAGGCTAGAATGATAGCTTATGTAATTGCACAATGTAACAGCACTAAGAAGTTAAAGCCTACTGATATAATGCAGTTTACTTGGGATAGTGATACTATAGGAGAAACATCTATTAGTAATGAAGATATTAAGAGATTGAAAGAGAAAGCTAAACAATATACAACACATAATTAAATATGGCTGATTTAGTAACCAGACTATTATTAAATAGTAGTCAATTCGATAACAACATAAGACAGTCCACACAACAAGTACAACAGTTTCAGCAGGTAGGAAGGAATATCACAGCCACTATAGGAAGATTTGCTGGTGTGCTAGGTGTAGCAATGACGGCAGGAGAAGCATTTAATGCTGCTGTTAATAGTTCCAGAGAAGCACAACAGGACTGGAATACTGTAGTAGGTACTGCTAAGACTACTGTAGATAACTTCTTTTCGTCTTTATATAGTGGTGATTGGACTGTATTTGAGAATGGGATATTAAATGCTATCGGACTTGCTAAGAGATATACAGAAGCCTTATCTAATGCTAAGATGGCTATGGCTATTGGTGAATCTAAAGCAGATAGATTAGAAGCAGAAAGAAATAACTATGAATACCTTATTACTAAGAAGGGTATTAGTAATGAGGAAAGAACAGCAGCCTATAACACTTACATAGAATTATCCAAGAAGGAAATCTTAGAGAGGGAAAGTAAAAGTAAGTACTTCTGGGAACAGATTCAAGAAGTAATGAAGGCTAAAGGTGTTACTGGTATTAATGATGCTAGGGAAGCACAGAAGCTATATGAGAGTTTATTAGACCCATCTACTAAGGAATATGCAGATTTAGAGAAGTACAAGCAAAGGAAGTCAGATGCTAAAGGTACTAGGAATCTAGGTTACTTAATGATGATTAGCGGTGCTGGTATAGGTAGTGAAGGCTTAGATACTTATACTAAAGGTGTTAAGGAACTGGAAGAAGCTACAGATGAGAGCCTAGAGAATATGATTAGATTCCAGAATATCTTTACTTCGGAAGTCGGTGAAGAAGTAAAGGATATGCTAGATAAGGCTATAACTTTTACTGATAAGGCTGGTACTATTAAGAAAGATATGTCTGATGCAGGACAGGATTTAAAGGATGGTCTTAATAATGGAGAGGTTAAATTAAAACCTGTTATTCCTGCTGGTTCATTAGTAGAACTGGATGCACAGATGGCATCTTTAAGAAAGGAATTAAACCTAGCTATTAGTAATGAAGATAGGATAAGAATCAATGCTGAACTAAATGCACTTACTGAACAGAAGAGGGTAATAGAGTTCCAGTACAAATATCCTAATGCACCTATTGGTAAGTTAGATGGCAAACCTGCTGGTTTGGCTGGTATGGTGAAGCCAGAAATACCTACTTCACTTCCTAAGTTTAGTAGCCCTATTACTAATAAGAATATCAAACTGAATAATGATTATGCACAAAGTTTAGGTGCTATAGCTTCTATTATGGGTTCTGTAACCAATATGACCAATGAAGGTGCAGCAGCTTGGTTAAGTTGGGGTGCTAATTTGATTAGTGCTGTAGCAGCAGCTATTCCACAAATTGTAGCATTAACTACAGCCAAGAAAGGTGAAGCTATTGCCAGTGGTGTAGCCAGTGCAGCCCAAACCCCGTTTGTAGGATGGTTGTTGGCAGGTGCAGCAGCAGCGGCTGTAGTAGCAGCTTTGGCTAGTATTCCTTCCTTTAGTACTGGTGGTATATTCGCTGGCAATAGTACTATTGGAGATATGAACTTGGCTAGGGTAAATGCTGGTGAAATGATTCTTAATAACAGACAGCAAAGGAATCTGTTTAACCTGCTTAATGGTAATGGGATTATAGGTTCTGCTGGCGGTGGTCAGGTAGAGTTTAAGATTAGAGGCAAGGAACTTGTAGGAGTTCTAGCCAATTACAATAATAAAACAGCTAAAGTAAGATGAAATATACAGCACAATTCTATGATATAAATGAGAAGCTATACACATTGGAAATAGGTTCTGGAGAAGTGCAGAACATTACTTTATCTGCTACACCATTCATAACTGAGTTAGAAACTTCTGATTCACATTTATATAAACCTTGTAAGTATAGCAGTGCTACTATAGGAATGATTACAGACGATTATAAGTTTGATTTGTATAGTAGTACAGCACAACAGAATAAGGTAGTTCTTAGTAGTGCTAGTGGTATTGTATGGGTTGGGTATGTAACACCCAATCTATACAGCCAAGGCTATGAGAATGAATTAGAAGAAATAGAGGTAGAAGCCATAGATGCACTTAGCACATTACAGTATTATAAGTACACCACTATAGGCGGTAAGAAGAATATAGTTTCATTTACCCAGATTATAAACCATCTGCTTAGTAAATGTAATGCTTATAGTTCTTTCTATATTTCAGATAATACACAATTAAATGCTACATCTGACTTTTGTTTACCTAGTAAGATGTATATCAGTGAACAGAACTTCTTTGATGAAGATGATGAACCTATGACTATGCAGGAAGTTCTGGAAGAAGTTTGTAAATACCTTAATGTAACTGCTGTAGCTGATGGTGATAAGGTTTACTTCTTGGATTATGATGCTATTAAAAATGGAATCAATACTTACTATAGATTTACTTTAGGAACAGAAACACCTACTAAGGTTACTTTGCAGCAATCTAAGGAAATAGAAGCCAGTGATTATGTTGAAAATGGTGGTCAGTTATCCTTAGATAATGTATATAATAAGGTTACTGTTAAAGACAGTCTATACAGCTTTGACAGCATTATACCTAGTATCTGGGATGAGGACTATTTAACTAACTATGGTGGTAGCTGGTCTTATGTGCAGGAAGTAAATGAAGATGGTAAAGGTGGTATGCACAAATGTTTCTTTAAGTATCTAAAGAACAGTAACTATAAATGTTACTATTATAATAAGACCACATTAGCACAAATATCAGCACCTTCTAGTATTAACTATGCTACTACACAGAACTATGTAGGTGCTACTATCTGTAAAGCCTTCTTTGATAAGGTTACTGATTTTAATAAGAAGTACAATAATATCAATTTTACAGACTATGTATTATTACACGTTCATAATACTTATGATGGTAAACTAAGACCATTGTTTGAACTGGAAGTAAATGATAATAATGTTAGCTTCATTGGTGGTTCTACCTACTTGATTATTAAGGGTAATTTCCTATTTATGGATAGGGAAGGTGAGATGTATATAATGCAGGGGTATAGTAACAAGAATGATGACTTCAACCCAGATAACCTTTACATAGACTGTAAGTTAAAGTATGGTAGTATGTACTGGAATGGTTCTAGGTGGACTTCTACAGATAGTACATTCAAACTATACTTTGATAATCAAGGACAGTCAGACCATTGTATTAACAGGGTATTCCCTGTTAAAAATAACATTGATTGGAAGATGGGAATAGATGGTGAAGGTTACGCTATTCCAATGCCTAACACTAATGAAGTGATTACTGGTAAACCTACCTTTACATTATACCATCCGCACAAGGTGGATAATAGCTATAGATGTGATGCAGTATTCCTTAGTGACTTCGATATACAGGCTAAAGTTCAGAACTTCCAGAAGGAAGAAGAAAAGGATTCTGATACTGAATACAGCAATATTATAAACGAGGACTTTGTTAATGAGATGGATTCAGAAGAATTTGCTATATGTACTTGGGATAATAAGGAATGTAACTATAGTGCAGTTTGCTATAGTGCTAATGGTACTAGCTTTACTTATCTGGATAACGTATATAATAAGGCTACTAAGCAGATGTATAGACTGGAAGAGCATCTTATATATAGGCTAGTAACACAATATAGTACACCTTCTGCTATTCTGAATCTGAACCTACAGAACAAGTTTAAAGTATATGCTACTATGACTGATAACCATCTTCCAAATAAAACCTTTATAGTGGATAGTATTACTACAGATTATAGATTATGTAAGCAGGAAATACGGTTAATAGAGAAGAAGTAATATGCAATTTACAAGAACAAACATAAATAAGACATTTCGTAACGGTGTAGTTAATGCCAGTAATGTAGCTGTTACTAATGTTGGCGGTGGTGGGGGAAGTTCTTCTTTAAGTGGGAACTTTCTACCTGCTGTTAATAATGGTGATGGTTCTTATACTGTAGATTTATCAAAGGTAGTGTTTACTGGAAACTTAATTGGTGAAGGTGAAATTACTGCTTATGGTCAAGGCTCTACAGGTGGTGGAAGCACTTCTACAGGTTCAGTTACTATTTATGATGGTTTGGATTCTGTAGCTGTAGATGCTGCTTTATCAGCCAATCAAGGTAGGATATTAAGAGAGATGATATTAGAAGCTGGAACTGGTGGTAGTACACTATTATCTAAATTGGAAGATGTAACACTAACCAATCTGGCAGACGGACAGATATTAAAGTATGATGCAGCTTCTAAGAAGTGGGTTAATGGTGATGGTACTAAGGTTACTTGGACTAATATAGAAGGGAAGCCAGCAGCACTTACAGATGCCAATATAGTTAAGTGGAATGAGAACAACCACACACATACTAACAAGACTACATTAGATAAGATAACAGAAGCCAATCTTACTAGTTGGAATAACAAGCTAGATAAAACTGTATGGGATAAAGCATTTTACTTTGATAGTGCAGGTGATTTAAGAGCAAAAGTTAATGTAATAGGCGAGAAAGAAATTAGTGCTTATGGTGCTGGAACTACTTCGGGTGCTGGAACTGTAACTATAGTGGATGCACTTACCAGTACAGCTACTGACTGTGCTTTAAGTGCTAATATGGGTAGAATCCTTAAAGATATGATAGATTCTAAAGGTGCTGTTTCTAGCTGGGAAGATATAACCGATAAACCTAGTTGGATAACATCTACAAAACCTTCCTATAGTTGGAATGAGATTACTGGTAAACCTAGCACCTTTACACCTTCTGAACATACACATAATTATGCCAGTTCGGTTAAGGTAGGTAATACTGCTTATAATGCTGCTAGCAATGTTATTAGTTTACCAGCTTATCCTACTTTATCTAGTTTGGGTGCAGTTAGTTCTACAGACTTTAACGCACATACAAGTAACACAACATTACATATTACCAGTACGGAAAGAACTAACTGGAATGATGCTAATAATAAGAAGCATACACATTCTAATAAGTCTGTATTGGATGGAATAACATCTGCTAAGGTTACTAATTGGGATGGTGTAGTAACTAACTGGAATAAAGCTTTTTACTTTGATTCCAATGGAGATTTGAAGGTTAAAGTAAATGTTATCGGTGAGAAGGAAGTTTCAGCCTATGGTGCAGGTGCTTCTGGTGGAAGTGGTAGTATTACTATAGTAGATGCTTTAACCAGTACGGCTACAGATGCAGCACTTTCAGCCAATCAAGGTAGGATTCTAAGGGAATTGATTGATAATGTTGGCGGTGGTGTAAGTAGCTGGAATGATTTAACAGATAAGCCAAACTGGATAACTGATACTAAACCTTCTTATAGCTGGTCTGAAATTGGCAGTAAACCTTCAACATTTACCCCCAGTACGCATACACATAATTATGCTAGTACTGTTAAGGTTGGTTCAACAAGTTATAATGTTAGTGGAAATACTATCAGCTTACCAGCATATCCTACAGTACCTTCTGCTTTAAAAAATCCTAATGCACTTACTATTAGCTTGAATGGTACTTCACAGGGTGCTTATGATGGTAGTGCTGCAAAGAGTTTCAATATAACAGCAGCTAGTGTAGGTGCAGCAGCCAGTTCACATAGTCATTCAATTAGTAATGTTAGTGGTTTACAAGATGCCTTAAATGGTAAAGCAGCTAGTAGCCATAATCATAATAGCAGTTATGTATCTGCATTAGGAACTAATGGCAATTACCTTACTTGGACAAAGAATGGTACTACTAATAATATTACAGTTCCATACGCTAGTAATTCAGACAAGTTAGATGGAATGAACCATACTGATTTTGAGAGTTATAAACTTGTAACAATAGATGCCTCTGGTTTGAATAATAATACTTGGTATCCTGTAACTATGGTTATTGGAAACTCACAACAAACAAGAATCAGAATCGAAGGTAATACTAATGCTAATGCTACTTGGAATAGTAGAAGTGATAAAAATATGGCTCTAATACTGGACTATACAGTTAATGGTTCACAATGGGGCTGGACTCAAGTAGTAAGAACTATACACGCTTATCAAGAGGGGGCTGGAACATCTAGCTGTTTAAGAGGATTGGGACAACTAACAAATTCTTCTACAGAATATGTATATGTTAGAGGTGGGGCAAAATATAACTTTTATGTTAGTAGATTTATAACGCCTACTTTGAGAACATCTACATATACTACTAGTAGTCAATCTGTAGCACCTGCTACATCTGCACCAGCAGCTATAAGTAGAAATGTGGCATATATTTCTGATACAGTAGCAGCAGCCAATAAGGTTACTAATACATTAACCTTTACAGGCTATCAATCCAAGTCATTTAATGGTAGTGCAGCAGTCAGTGTAGCTATACCAAACAACACTAATCAGTTAACCAATGGTGCAGGATTCATTACTAGTAGTGCTAGTATCAGTGGTAATGCTGGTAGTGCTACAAAGCTACAAACAGCCAGAACTATTAATGGTACTTCATTTAATGGTACTGCTAACATTACTACGGCAAATTGGGGTACTACTAGAAGTATTTATATCCAAGATGCTACAGCTACTAATACCAGTTCGGCGGTTAGTGTAAACGGTGGTGGTAATGCTTATTTGAAATTACCAACTAACATTAAAGTCGGTACACTTACAGCTACAGGTGAAGTGACTGCTTATTCTGATATTAGGCTTAAAACAGACATTCAGCCATTAGAGAATAGGGGTTACATTAAACCTGTTACATATAAGAAGGATGGTAAGGATAGTATAGGATTCATAGCACAAGAAGTAAGGGAACTATATCCAGAACTAGTTATAGAAGATAATACAGAAGATAAATATCTATCTGTCAATTATGCACAATATGTAGCAGTATTACAAGCACAGATTATAGACCTTAAAAAAGAGATAGACGAATTAAAGAATATAAAAACTAAATAATATGGCTTTAGCAAGTTCGGGTATAACAACAAGTTTAGTCGGAAACACATTAGGCATATCAAATAGAAATGTAGGTGGATTATGTACTAGTAGTAATGTGAATCCGTGGTCAAAGTGGAAGCCTATACATAGTACTGTATCTACAATGACTTTAGGAGAGTTGAAGAATAGGAACTATGGAATCCAGATAATTCAAGCCAATAACCCCACTTCATTAGTAAGTGCTATTAAGGCTAATGGGAACTTAGGCTATAAATATAATAAACCTACTGGTGGTTCTAATAGTCCTTATAGATTGGGTGACTTTAGAAACTATGAACATAGTGCAGCTATGCCTTTGTATGCTACTTATAAAGATGGTGCAGTACAGAATATAGGCGGTGTAACTTCTAGTAATCACGCTTCTTATGAAAAACCACTAGCAGGTATAGAATCCAGTACACCAGGGGGTGATACTTCTAGTTTAGCTTATCTTACTAAAGATGATATATATGTAGTATATGGTACTGATGGGAGTAAGTTGAACCTTCATAGAGGTGCTTTAGTAACAGATGGTAGTAAATCTTATTGGTATAGTGGGAAGTTGTACTGGTGGACTACACAGATGCAGCAGTTTGCAGGTAAGACTGTACAAGTATATGAGTTTCTAACTAATGCAGTTAGTACACCCACTTCACCACATACAGGTAATGCTAATGATAGATTCTTAGCCTTACCTATGCCAGTAGCATCTATACAAGTTAAGGCAGATGTAGTAGCAGGAAGTCAGAAGGTGCAAATTATCTTTAGGGCGCAGCAAAGAGAAAATAATACTAAGTACTATGACTGGACTTTACAATTTAGTGCAGTAGGTTCTACTTATAGAGGTGGTACAATTAATAATATTGCAGTTAAGCTATGTAAGGATAACAAAGGTATCAATCAGATTGCTACTGCTACTGGTCTACCTAAATCACTTACAGTTAATGATGAAACTACTTCACAGAAATATACTGGTTCACTTTATAATAATAGCACATCTTCTATTTGCTGGCTATGTTTATGGTTTGATAACCAGCTACAGAGGTCTATACAGGCACTTATGCCAATGCCAGACCCATCTTTACCATAGATTAATTAATAACACATTTAAATTTTAAAACTATGGCTACAACTATCGAAATGCAGCACACAAATTACAATGTAGTAACAGATAATGGGACAATGAAGTTAGAAGGTACATTCAATATTGATATGAATGGAAAGATGAACTATAATGTTAGTATCTACCTTATTGAAGATATGAACTATATCGGTGATGCTAACTACTGTGAACTGGATGGGGGATTAGTTAATTATAACTATAACCTTCCAGCAGCTAATAAGGCTGATATAATAGCATTAGTAGATACATCCATTCAAGAAATTAAAGTTAAACAATCAGCAGAATGACAAAAGAAGATAAGCTAAACTTACAATTAATATCGGCAGCAGTATTAGTAATAGTAGGCTGTGGTTTATTAATTGGAGGGTTCTGTGTAGCACCATTAGGAATAATAGACAGCAGCGTACTTATTGCCTTTGGTGAAACTTGTACCTTTGCTGGTGCCTTGTTTGGGGTAGATTATCATTATCGGATGATATTTAGAAAGTAAATAAATTTAGCCTGTAGTCTGGTGGTAGATTGCAGGCTATTTGTTTATGTGGTTACTTTGTAGTACATTTGCATCGTGATTCTGATAGCACTATTTGTCTGAATAGCCAGTATAATAGTGTATTGGCATAATTTAAACTTTTTATATTATGACACAGAATCAAGAATCACAAGTGAATGTTCTTTCAGTATTGGTATCAACTGACCGCAAGGAATTAGGTAAGGCTTTTGGTGTTGGTTTGTATATTACAGACAGTGACACAGTAGAACAGGTTAAGGCTAAATGTAAAGGTTATATCGCAAGATATGAACTATACATAGCCAATCTTAAAGCTGTACTGGAGATTCCAGACGACAATTTGAAGTCTGAAATGAGAAGGGCTAAGGCTTATCGCTACATTCAATCTCTTACAGAGGATGATAAAGCAGCCTTGAAGGAGTTGATAGGTCAGTAA